GGGATCGTTGCTATATCTAGGCTAGATATACTCGGACTATTGCAAAAAGAAGAACGCCCGAGGCAGAAACCTCGGGCGTTCAGTTTCTAACCCTTTCGGATCAGAAATACTTGGCCACGTCCGGAGCGGACTCCCACAGAGAGGAGAGCTCGTTGATCTCAGCGGCCTCCTTCGTCACGCCGCCGAGACGGGTCGCGCCGACGGAAGCCTTCTTCGGCTGCGGGCGGAGGGAAGCCTTCTTGCCTTCCTTGCCCTGAGCCTCCTGCTCCTGCTCCTGAGCCTCCTGCTCCTGAGCCTCCTGCTCCTGCTCCTGACCCTTCTTCGCAGACTTCATCCCGAAGAGCTGGGCGAGGATCATGTCCTCAGAACCCTCAACGCCCATGAGGCCCATCGGGTCCTCAACGGCGGAAGAGTCCATCATGCCCGGAGCGACGTCCATAGACTCCTCGCCGAGCATGAGCTGCTGCGCCTGCTGCTGCTGCGCCTGCTGGGCGAGCAGCTGCGCCATCATCTGCTGCTGAGCCTGCTGAGCCACAGACTGCTGCTGCGCGACGGGAGCCTGCTGGGACTCAACGCCGAACATAGCCGCCTCGGAAGCGTCCATGTACTGAGCCTCAAGGGGTGCGCCCTGAGCCTCGCCCATGCCTTCCTCAGCGAGCATCTGCGCGAGCATCTGCTGCGCAACTGCCTGCTGCTGGGCCTGCTGCTGCTGAGCCATCGCGGGCTGCTGAGCGACAGGAGCCTGCTGAGCCTGCTGCGCCACCATCTGAGCCATCATCTGGACCTGCTGGGCCAGAGCCTGCTGCTGGGCAGAAGGAGCCATCTGCGCGAGGAGAGACTGCATCTGGGCCACAGCCTGCTGCTGAGCCTGCTGGGACTGCTGCGCAACCGGAGCCTGCTGAGCCTCCTCAGCGACGAGCTGAGAAAGAAGCTGCTGAGCTTCCTGCTCCTGCTCCTCATTGACGAGCTGAGCGAGAAGAGCCTCGGCCTGAGCGTGCTGAGACTGCTGAGCCTTGGGAGCCTGCTGGGCCTCGGGCATCACCTGCTGCGCGGTGCGAGCAAGAAGACGCTCGATGCGGGCAAGACGAGAGTTGAGAGAAGCCTTCTTCTCCTCAACCTTCTCTTCCTTCTCCTCTACCTCCTCCTCTTCCTCGTCCTCTTCCTCGTCGTCAGACTCCTTCTCAGCCTGCTCTGCAAGACGGCGGAAGTAAGCGGCCTTCGCCTTCTGCTGAGCCTTCTGAGACTCCTGGGCCTTCTGGCCCTTCTGAGCCTTCTGAGCCTTCTGCTCCTGGGCTTCCTGCTCCTGCTCCTGCTCCTCACCCGCCATGCGGGTGAGGGAAGCGTGGAGAGCGCGATCAGAGAGATCCATGAACGCGAGAGCCTGATCCTCGACCTCGTGCTGAGAAGCGGTCGGGCCGAGCAGCGCGGAAGCGAGGCGGATGCACTTCGCGGCCTTGCGCTCGAGAGCGACGTTCAGAGCCGCAGCCTTGTAGGCCGGGGAAGCCGGACCCTCATCGGGGGTCGCGGGGTGCGCCGACTGGGTGTAAGGACCGGGGTGCGGATCCTCGGCCCAAGAAGACGGGTCGCCATTCTCGTAGGCGTCAGCCTCAGGATCCGGCTGGTAAGCAGGAGAAGCCGCGCCCTCATCGGGGTAGGCAGGATGAGCAGAGGCACGACGCGCCCCCGCCCGCCAAGTGAGCCGTTCACGCATGTTAGTACTCCTCACGATTGCGGTGGTTGAGAGTGCTTCCCTTTCGGGAAAGCAGTTTGCCGACTCGGACTACAACCCGAACCTCGGCGGGGGACAGAACCCTGCGTGCAAGTTTATGACAAGCCCGCAGATATTCATCTGGAGAAAGATACCGAGCTGGGTCGCCCGCGAGGAGCGCAGTCCGATAAACATCACTAGAAGCAACTAGGCCAAACTGACGGTCTAGTTCCATGACACCCTCTACTAGAGAGGCATCATTGGATGCTACCTTCTGAAGAGCAGTGAGGGCTCCCTGATGATGGCGACGGGCTTCCCGGATTATAGAATCATTAGGAGAAGTCGGAGTCCCAAGAGCCTTCTCGACGTTGCCCGAAGAGATATCTTTCTCGAGTCTCTCTCGAACCTTGTTCTTAAGGGTCTCGTAGAGTTGATCCTCGATATCCTGGAAGGGAAGCGGAGGAGGTGCGGGTTCAGCCGGAGCCTCAGCCGCTGGCTCTTCTTCGCCGAAACCGCCAAGGCGGTTTTCTAGGGAAGCCGCTCTCTGAACACCCGTTCCCCATTCTGGAGGCGGCGAAGAAAGAATCTTGTTGGCTTGCTTTCCAAGCTCAGCGGAAACCGCTGCCGGATCGATGATGTTGCGCATCACCGCTCCCGCAAATGCCGGAACCGCTACCCAGGAAGCCTCAATGAACCGAACCCCGCCCGTATCTCCATGCGAGGTATGCCCGCAGAGCTCGGCGATGATTCTCTTCTTCCCACCGTCATCAAAGAAGGTGTTCAGTTTGGCATACTTGATGTGATCGCAGAGATCAGTCTCATCTACGGCTACGTTTCCGCACTGCGAACAGAGAGTGAACTCGCAAGTACAACCCATTGATAGAGTGCCGAGTCTTCCGGCCTCAATGTCAGAAACGAGCTGGGCGTGCTTTCTATCGGTAGCGACTAGGATGTCAATGTAGAGGGAATCACCGATGTCGCGCGCCACGGCGTCGATGATTCGGCCCTTTGACTGCTCCTCGATCTGAACATGCTCTAGGAAGTTATGCGCCCCGATAAAGGTGCGATAAGACTTCAAGAGAACATCACGCGACCAGGAGTCACCGTTGTTGTTCACGAACTGAGCGCAGTCAGGCTTGATATAGAAGTCAGCCCACTTACGGGTGATCACCTTGGAGCCGACCTTCTCAGAGCCGAGCTTTACGTTCGGGACAGGATCGGTGTCAACCGAGGCCACAATCGTGCAGTGCGTAAGGAGAAACCTGTCAGGTGAGAAGTTCTCACCGAGGATCTCTGAAGCCTGCGCAACTAGGTTCTTTGCGGGAGCTGAAGAAGCCGCCTTGCGTACGCCCTGCCAGTGCGCCCCCGTAGTACGAGGGTGCATGACGTGAGCGCGGGCATACTTCAGAAAAGCCACGCTTTACTCCTCGACCCGGATGATGTCGAACTCTTTGATGAGGAAGAGACAAGAAGGACAGCCGAGGAGCTTATCGCTCTTCCCCTGAACTCTCTTGTAAACTGTCTTCTTCATCTCGATCTTATCGCACTTCGGGCAATAGTAGGAACCCTCGTTGGATTCTACTCGCGTGAGGCGATACTTTCTGTCCGGCCCGTACCAATAGAGGGCGTTCCGAACGTAGGAGGAGGCAACTCGAACAGCTGCCTCCTTTTGAGGGAACGGCCCCCCGGAGACGGTAGTGGTGGGAAGCCCTCCAGGAACTGAGTTTGTTCTAGGAGGGATCGCGCTCCCCGTCTCCGGGTTTATGCGTTGAAGTTCTTCTACGGGGTATCTTTTCGAGCCCGAGGCGAACTCAACGTCGGCCATGCCGATCCCAGGATAGAGCGCGACGACTCTTCCCGAATGGCTCTCGTAGTAACCATAAGGGACAACAACGTCACCAACAGAGAACTCGGTGGCTCTCTGCTGGTAGTTGACATAGTTTTGTGCGACGCGCTTCAAGTGGAATCTCACTCGGTGAGGTTGAAGCCCCAGTCGTTAGACTGATCGAAAGCCTTCTTGGCCTTCTGGGACTGCTGAGCCTTCGGAGCCTGCTGCCCCTTCTGGGACTGCTGGGCCTTCGCCTTCTGCTGGGCCTTCGGAGCCTGCTGAGCTTCCTGCTCCTGCTCCTGCTCCTGAGCCTCCTGCTCCTGCTCCTGGGCTTCCTGAGCCTTCTGCTGAGCCTTCGCCTTCTGCTGAGCCTTCGGAGCCTGCTGGGACTCCTGAGCCTTCTCCTGAGACTTCTTCGCAGACTTCGCGAGAAGAGCGGTCGCCGCGCTCAGGTTGTGGAGGATAGAAGCGAGCTTCACGGGGCCGAGCTCGCCCGCTTCCTGAAGCTCACCGAGCTCGTGGAAGTTCTCCTGGGTGAAGTGCGCGTCCATCCAGGGCTCATTGGGAGGAGTGATGATCTCAAGGGGGCCCGGAACTGCATCACCGATGAGGTTAGCGTCAAAGCCGCTCTCGCCGTGGTCTACGGACAGACCCTCGTCGTCCACGCCCTTCGCCGCAGCCTCGCGGGAGAGGGGGAAGTTTGCAGAGGCGGTGCGCTCGATCGCATCCGACAGAAGATCGCAGCGATAGGCGAAGTCCGTCGCGATCTTCTTGTCAACGCCCAGAAGGTCGTGACGGCTCTGAAGGGTCTGAGCGATACGATCAAGCGCGGCGGTCAGATTACGCGCCCCTTGACGAGTGAGCTTTGACATCAGTGGTCTCCTTGAGGAAAAGGGGCGATAGGCTTGCATAGAGCAAGCCTCACCTGTATGCTTCTCGTATAGGGAGGCTATTGCTGCGGACTTTCCGAATAGAGACTCTCTGAGATCGTCAAACCAGTCAGAAATCGAGCCGCCCTTGTTGCCTTTCACCTTATAGGTGGGTGCCTCAGGCATAGGAGTGGGCTCGCCTTTTACCTTTTTCGAGGCTTCTTGAGTGATAAGGTCAACGATAGACTGTTTCATCTCTTTCTCAAGCTGCGCCTTTGCTTCAAGAAGCCGCTTCTTATTCCGGTTATCGCCTGAGATCTCATTGCCCTGGGAATCAAGATTAGTGGCGTTTGCGATCGCGGTTTCTAGGGCCGAAGCTCCAAGAGACTGATATTCTGTCGGGAGAATTCGCATAACTTCCGACATATCCATGTTCTCGATGGCAGAACCGATCTCCTGCGCCATAGAAGCCGAAGAGCTCTCGTCGCGCGACGAGGATCTGTAGGAGAGCTCTGCTAGAGGAAGGATACTGGTTCCCTTCTTCTTTAGAGCCTTCAGGCAGAGAAACTCAAGAGGCGCAACACCTTCGGGAGGCTCATCAGAATCGCCCTTCAGTGCTTGTGCGAGATTCAGCCCGTGGCGCGTAGCCATAAGCTCCTTCTGACGAGGAGAATCCGCGGGAGCCTCGTCTATCATAGAGTCCAGTCTCTTCGAGAACTCTTCCAGCTCCTCCTTTGAGGCTTTCTCAAAGCGTGCGAGAGCAAGTGAGGATCTCTTTGATGCCTTCTGAATATCAGAAGCCTCAGAACCGGAGCCTTCATCGTCAGGTCCCGAGACCGGATCACCCGCAGAGAGCATCTCCGGGTTGAGTGCGATGCGATCCGCGAAGACTGCCTCCGCGGCAAGAGAGCCGAGACGAGAGGGGTCTGCCCCCTGAACACCTTTCTTAAGGCTCTTCATAAGGGAAGCGGTCTTGTCCGGGTCATATGAGGCAGACCCGCTCTTCAGGCTCTTCAAAGAGGAATCGAAAGACCCCATGAAGGTCTTTCTTTCCTCCGGACCGAAGTTCTTCAAGGAATCTGAGAACTTCTTCTTGTTATCATCTGTGAGATCAAGATTATCGAAGGCTTCTTTCCACTTTCCCTCAAGGGCGGTCATGGCTTCTTTCGTAGCCGCGTCCTTCTTATCCTTGTCTGCCTGAGTAAGTTTCTCTTTCCTCTTCTTTTTCGCGTCGTCTGTTTCAGAGGAATCACCCGTGACCCCATCTTCTTTCAGTCGCTCGAGGAAGTCCTGCTCGGTGAGCTCCGTCTTTGGGTGCTCTTCCTTGTAGGCGTCATATTCCTTTTTCGCACGCGCCTTCAGGCGATCTTCCGGACTCTCCCCCTGCGAGAAGAGCCAGCGCGCCGCTACTCTTATCTGGAGATCGCGGTTCACTTGAGCTCCTTGAAGAGCCAACGAGAGGCTACCCGGAGAGCAGCATCCTTGTAGTTCTGAGAACGATCCTTTGAATCCTGCTTCTTGTCAGGGTCAGAAGAGCTCTCGTCCATACGACGCTTCTTCAGATCTTCACGAGGTGGCTTCTTCTTTGGAGAAGGCTTTATCAGATGCTCAGCGTGCTCTTCCTCACGCTGACTCTCAGTCTTTGTGGCACCCTTCAGGTTCTTAATGATGGTGCCGTCCTTCATGTAGAAATCTTCAAGTGCAGGAACAAGATACTGTCCCCTCAGAGTCGCAGGCTCATGGCCGACCGCTTCGGCTGCGGCCTCTAGAGCCTCCTTGAACTCTGCCTTCAAGATCTTATCGCGCTCCTTGCGAAGACGAGGGAGCTTTGGACCCTTCTTTCGGATCTCCTCTAGTCTCTCCTGCATCTCGCGGTTTGCGTGAAGTCCGCGCAGATCCTTGGCGGTGATCCCGTAGGGCTTCAGATAGGCGTTCACCTCTTTAGAACTGACCTGAGCATCTTCAAGTGAGAGAATAGGTTCGTCTGGGTCTTTGTCTCCGCAACAACGCTTCAGAGCTTTCACAAGAGAGTCATCATCAACGCGCTTCTCTTGCTTCACGCCGGACTTTCCGACGTAGCGAATGATCGCCTTGTCATTCTTTATTGTGACGTGCTTCTTCAGCCAGCCCGTCACACCATAGTGGCCGTTCTCTGCGGACCCATCGTTGCCAACTCTCTCATAAGTAGCGTCGATTAGAGAGATAGCAAGCGCGGTGAGAAAGGTCTCAGGGTCTTCAGAGTCAAGGTCCTTCTTCAGAGAGGCTCTCAGGTCTTCTAGTTTGGGCGCGAACTTCTGAAGCCTTTCGGCCTTCTCGCGGTGTCGGTTCTGAAGCTGTCTTTCGGAATAGACGTAGATAGTGGTCTCACCCGACCCGTCGGCCTTCGGAACCTTCTTCTTCTCTTTGTAGCGGGCAGCAACCCGCACTGGGGAAGCCTTTATGGGGATAGTCTGCCCGTCACCATTCAGGGAGATATCTTTGTACTCCTCGACCCGGAATCTGATCTGAGGCTTGTAGCCCTCGGGGAGCTTGTTCTTGTACCCCTTCCAGCTCACCCGCTCGGGGAACAGGTAGAGAAAGAGCTCCTTGTTTGTAAGGTCAAGGACCATCTGAGAGGTAGTCCGCATCCGCTTCTTTGAGCGAGAGTCCTGAATCACTTCATGGAGGTGAACCCGAACGTCGCGTGACCGCATAAGATCGGGCGCGAGCTCTTCTGGGGATTCGACCTCTCGAAGGACCGTGAGAGACTTCAATCTCCGTTCAACCGAAGCCCGATATCTGTCCTCAACCGTGTAGCCCGTGTTCTTGAACTTCACGCCGTGATTGGTTCGAGTGAAGAGACGCCCGACGGAGAGCTCGTTAAAAGCAACCTTGTCCTCGTCCGGGAGCTCTACATAGTAGGAACGCTTCCCGTCTGAGACCACAGTATGGCCGAGAAGACCGCCCTTGTAATGCCGAACGACATGTGCGGCCTCAAGGACGTTTCTCCGAGTGAGAGCTTCAAGGATGATCTCCCCGTCAGGAAGAACCTGCCCCTTCTGGATAAGCTCATACTCAGTCTCATCACGTGCGACCATGAGGGCCGAGTTCACTATGCCAATACCGAGAGCGTTCATGCCCTCGGTCCAGCCCGTGACGTCGTCCTTCAGATAGAGAACCTCTACCCCGCCCCGGATCTCGTGAATGAGAGAGACTTCAGGGATGTAGTTCCGGTCGCGGTTCTTGAAGAGGCAATAGGAATCACCGAAAGTTCCCGCCGCGATAACGCAGGCCTGCTTCAATCTCCCAACAGAACGGCCCGCGTAGATATCCTTCGCCATGACTTCCCCGAAGATCACGTCTGAGGGAAAGTGGACGCCCGCGATCATTCTATCAAGGGATGTCTTCCGAGCGGACTGGAGAAGAGCTTCTCTATGCTCAGGGAACTTGTCCGCTAGATAGAGAGCCCCGATGAAAGCCTGCATGGTGTGGCCGCTCGGATAGGAGGGCGTACCTGTAGTCTTCAGCTCAAGTGGAGAGAAATCAGGCATCCCGTGCAGGGGTGCGAGCTGGTAGGGTCGTGGTCTATCGTAGAACCGCTTCAACTTCATGATGAGAGGTCTGAGCTCCTGGCTCAGATGGTAAGCCTCGGAGTCAACGGGGAGTCCGTTCTCGAGACAGTACTCCTTTACATGAATCAGAGGGTCGTCGTTAGAGGCCTGAACTCTTCCAAGAAGATAGGGCCGAACGTCCTGCTGCAGATAGAGGAGGTGCTCGAGCTCTTCTCGGGTCTGGGGGCTCATATTCAGCGGGGGCTCTTCAATCGTGAGCTTGTCTAGGTCGATCGGGAACTCAGGAGAAAGGGTTTCTGAGACCGCCTTGTAGGAGGAGGAGAGAGCCCCGTACCCGAGGGAGTTCAAGTCAGAAGCCTTTTTGGATTGAGCCTTCTCTTCCTCATCAGCCTTGTCCATCTTATCCTTGACTCCTTCAGCCCACTTCTTCCCGGCATCGCCGCCCCAGAGTAGCCAAGCCACATGGCCCGCGTCCTCCCAAGGAGTATCGCGGTTTTCTGCCGATACCGACTTATTCTTCTCGCTCCGTGAGAAGAAGTTCAGCATCTGCTGGATCGTTTCCGGGGCGATGTTGGTCTGGTTCTTCAGGTTCACCGCTCTCTGAACCCCAGAACCGATCCCGGACTCTCCAGCCTCTTGCGAGGACAAGCCGCCCTTGCCGGAGCGTTCCCGGTACTTCAAGCCCTTCTCAGCCTCGGCAGCGACGCCCTTCGGAGGCTTGAAGTCGATGTGCTCGTACTTTTTCGGGACGGCCATTGGAAATTCCTACCGAGCCCTCTGGCATAAGGGTTGTACCGCAAAGGAAGAGGGGTAAACTTCTGCGAAGGAGAAAGCATGCCTCACGTCGCCCTCTTTGTCGTCGGTGCCCCCGGTGTTGGAAAAACTTCGGCCCTGAAAGAGCTTTTGGGTTCTGAGTACGAGCTCGTAGAGAGCCCGAAGTGGACCCTTGGAAAGGACGTAGCCCTAGTCGGACACTACGGAAAGGGAACCTTTGACGGTGGGGACACGGTTCCCTATGACGGAGCAGAGGACTGCTTCAACTACTGGAAGGAGAACGTACTACCGGGGAAGAAGTTCAAGATGTCGGTATGGGACGGGGATCGATTCTCCACCTCGAAGATCTTCACAGCTCTTCGCGAGGCGGGGGTCTCTCTTCGTTGCGTCCTTCTGACGGCCTCTCCAGAAAAGTTGAAGGAGCGGCGTGATAAGCGTGGCTCAGACCAGAACGAGACCTGGATGAAGGGCCGTGAGACGAAGGCGCAACGCTTTGCAGAGATGTTCAAGAACGAGAACGATCTTGACATGTTCGGTGACGAGGGTTCCGATCTTGACGCAGAGCTTGTTGTCGTGAACACCGACAACAAGACTCCGGTTCAGATCGGAGAGATCCTCCGAGGCGTTCGATGAAGTTTCTTCACCCCGACAACGCTGACAAGAAGTGGGTAGACTGGAGACTTCCAGAAAACCGAAAGGAACTCTTCTTTCGCTGGTTCAACTGGCGACTTCTGGGCAAGAACATAGATCACTACGCCTGGAATCTGGCGTACATGAACACAAAGAAGTCACCGACTGGAAAGCCGATGACAAGGAAGCAGAAGCTGTGGTACAGCTATCTGTTTGGAACAACGTACCAGAGCTCTATGGCTTGGACGTTCTACTGGCACTTTCAAGACCCCATGGCTATCAACATGGCTGATCTTGACAAGTGGAATCGCGAAACGATGCCGCGACAGAAGTTTGCGACGGACACCCGCTACAACAAGGGCCACGTTGTGAAGATGTGGTCTTCCTTTATACAGTGGGTCGAAAAGGAAGGAAAGGGAGACATAGAGGCGGCGTTTGACAAGTTCATCGAAGATGATCAGAACAAGTCATACCACAACATAACAGCACAGATCCGATCTTGGGAAAAGTTTGGAAGGATGACCTCATGGATCGCAGCTCAATGCCTCTATGAGTGTGCGAAACTTCCCATCGAGCCAGACACGATGCACATAGAAGACACGGGGAACGTCTCCGTGTGGAATGGCATGTGCTATCTTATGGGAATCGAGAACCTGACTGTTGGGGACCAGCCAAAGTTTGCTGGGTACAAGCCAACAGCCGCCGACAGAACAAGGTTCCTGGCCTTTGAGAAGGATCTCATGGCCCAAGCAAAGGAAGCGGTTCAGAATAGAGAGTTCTTGTCCTACTTCACGCTTGAGACCCATCTTTGTCAGTTCAAGAAGCTCAACGTCGGATATGACTATCCGGGCCAAAACGTCGGGGATGCGGTCACAAGGTACTACGAGTTCTCAAACGCTTGGCCCGAAGTTGACTACTCTGCTTTTGCAGATGCTGTGAACAGCAGCAACATGTTCGAGAACATTCGATGGCATAGAGAGTCAAAGGCCCTGTTCCCCCTCTTCAAGGGAACAGGGCAGCCGATCAACATGGATAACATCTACCCAGATCTACCAAACATGTCGAAGGAGCTCGATCTTAAGAGAGAGATGCTCATTCAGCCCGGAAGAGAGGGAGAAGTAGAGCGGCTGGTCCAGAACCTTCTTGACAAGAAGGAAGAAAAGATCGACGCCATGAGTATGTTCGGGTAACCAGGAGGAAGTCATGGGAAAGATCGTCAGAACTCTTGAAGATCTAAAGTCTGAACGCCTTGTGGCAACCTCCGGCGGGTTTGATCCGATCCACGTCGGCCATCTTCGTTGTATTCAAGAGAGCGCAGAGCTTGCAAGAAAGAATCAGTGCAAGCTCGCCGTCATCGTAAACGGAGATGGATGGCTCTCAAGAAAGAAGGGTCGTCCGTTCATGAACTGTGAAGAGCGGATGGAGATCATTGCGGGTCTTGCGGGAGTGGACTACGTCGTCGAATGGGATGATGGGGGTCCGACCGTAAGCGGGGCAATAAGAGCCCTCAGCCCCATCTTCTTCACAAAGGGTGGAGATAGAACTGAGGGCGGTGACGTAGGGGGCGACTACAGGAGCAGCAAGGTTCCTGAGTTCGAGATCTGCGCTGAAATAGGGTGCGAGGTCGTCTTTGGTGTAGGCGGCGGAAAGGTGCAGGCTTCTTCCTCTCTGCTAAAAGAGAATCTTTCGAAGAAGTGGGAAGGATCTCTGAAAGAGAAGCCTTGGGGGTTTGAAGTTTGGTGGAGCCCGACAGACGCCCCCTACGCTGGAAAGGTCATTCACATTGAGAGCGGGCATCGTCTATCCCTTCAATACCACGAAAGAAAGGAGGAAACCGTCCTCGTTCTTTCTGGGAGCCTGAAGGTTCAGGGCGGTTCCGAAGAGATTATCCTCGGGCCAGGTCAAACCTTTCATGTGAAGCCGGGGCAGGTTCATCGATTCGGAGCGACGAATGGAGGTTCCTGCACTCTCGTAGAGGTTTCAACCAATGATCTTCAAGACGTCATCAGACTTGAAGACGACTACAAACGAGGCTAACATGAAAGAGGTTTTTGAGCAGATCTGGAAGTCCAATCGTTGGGCCCGTTCAGGGAAGTACCCAAAAGCTGGCGCAGGAAGCACAAAGAAGTATTGTAAAGATCTGCTAGAGAAGCTCGAGCCTCTCGTGGGTGAGCGCGTCTTCATTGATCTTGGATGCAACGATAAGAAGAACTGGCTTCCTGAGGCGTTTACCGAAAGCGAACGCTATTTTGGCATTGACATTGTCGAGGATTGCGGACCAAATCTCGTCTGCAACATACTTGAGATAGAAGAGTGGAAGAGGCACATCCCTGAAGGGCCAAAGTTCTTCTTCATCAAGGACGTGCTTCAGCATTGGGAGACCTCTGAAGTAGAGACCTGGATGGAACAGATCATCGGCTCTCTTGAAGAGGATGACGTCCTCTGCACAATAAATGCGGTTTCAGACTCCGAAGAAAGGAGCTTCAAGAAGCAGTATGCCCCGATCAAGTATGGAAGAAAGCCCTTCCACCATGACTACGGGGCAAAAGTAGAGCAGGTTCTCCAAGACTGGAAGCCGAGAAGAAGAGAAGTTCTCATCTGGAGAAAGGTGAAAGCATGAAGATCGTCATCGTCGGAGCAAGATGGAACCCCTATCTTGTAGGAAAAGTTCGCGGGGGCGCAGAGAAGGTCGAGGCAAACCAGATCATCCTTCTGAAAGATGCCGGCCACGAGGTTCACTTCTTGACGAACGACGATAGCGAAGACCCGCCCTATCCAGAGGTGAAGACACATCGAGTTGGTGCAAGTAGGCACTCTGGAAAGCCGATTTTTGCGAAAGAAAGAAATCAGATCGTCCGAGACATCATCAAAAGAGTTGAACCCGACGTGGTCATCTGCCATGACTCAGACAACTCTTCCTTGAACAGAATCCTCACGCCGCTTCGGCCTTGCGTGAACTTTGTTCACTCCCATGTAGGCATGGCCGGAGGGATATCCGCCCTTTCCTACATAGGCACTCTTTACAAGATGGCAAAGGAGGGGCACGCGACAGTTTGCGTCGCCGCTTCCTCAAGGAGAGAGTGGCTTCAGCTCTCAAGAAAGAGCAAGAAGTTTCTCATCTCAAGCGGAATTCCTGAAGAGGACATTCTATCAGAAGACGCCATCTTCACTCATTGGTTCCATCATGCGATCACCTGGAAGAAGCCGATCCTGAAGCCCGCAAAGAAGGGCTTTATCACGATCGGAAGGATAATCCCGACAAAGAGACATCACATCAGTCTCTTTGCAGCAGATGACCTGCGTCTCTTCTGCCCTCCTCCAGACCACCCGGATCAGAAAGAACTCTACGAAAAGCTCGTGAAGAAGTTTGGTTCGGAGAGGATAAACGCGACCGGAGTTTCTGATGAGATCCTAGAAGAGGAGATCGCAACCTCAAAGGCTCTTCTTTGCTTTGCGCAAGAGAGCTTTGGGCTCACCGCGGTTGAGGCAAACATCCAAGGCATTCCGGTCATTCTATCCCACAAGATCGAGGACCACCCCATCAAGGAGGCTTGCGCGCCCTCTTCTCATGTTGGGGGAATCGTTGTGATCCCACACGAGCTTGGGAAGGAGGGAATCAGGGAATTCCTTCTTTCCTACGAGACACCCTCGGACGAGGAGAGGCAGAAGATTCTAGACGAGACCTGGGATTACTACAATCCGAAGGCGGGGCTCGCCCGTCTTGAAAGTCTCCTAGAAGAAACCATCAAGAGGTGGGAGAGAGTTCAGGCCTCAAAGCCCGCAGAGACTTCAGAGGACGTTCTTGGAATGTTCGGCTAACCAAGGTTGAATTCTCCAGAACACGAGTATATCCTGGATAGAAGGGGAACGCGAAGTGGTAGTCTACTTTGATATGGATGGGGTTCTCACCGACATGAACCTCTACCTGAGCAAGATCTCTGGGTTCTCTGAGAAGAGAATCTACGAAGACAAGTCTCTCAGAGAAGAGATCCTCTATACCCATTATGGGACAAAGCTCTTCGAAGAGCTTCCGCCCTCAAGAATTGAGGAGATGAAAAAGCTCATCAAGGACCTGAAAGATGCAGGGCACCAGATAGAGATCCTCACCTCTTATGGAGTAAGGGACTCCTCCGACATGGGAATTCAAGCCCATACAGGAAAGCAACTATGGCTGCAGAAGCATTACGGGGAGCTTTTCAAGAACGGCGTCATCTCAAGATTCAATGGGGTCACAAACTGCGAGCAGAAGGCTCTCTATGCTCGCAAAGAATCCGTACTTATTGACGACCACCCGAAAAACATCGAAGAGTTCTGTAGCGCAGGTGGAAGAGGCATCCTATATGACCTCAGGAAAACAACCGCCGAGCAGATCCTCGATGAGATCCGCTTGAAGAGTTCAGAAGTCAACCCAGAAGGGTAAAACCTACTAGATCGGAGAGAAGATGAAGAGCGAAATCAGAGTTGCGATTGCAGGTGCAGGAAACTGCGCAAAGTCGCTGGTTGAGGGCGTCGCCCTCTATTCCCACACGAATCAGAAGGACGGTCTTGCGTTCGCCGATATCGGCGGGTATGAGGCGAAGCACATCAAGTTTGTGCTTGCCTATGACATCGACACCCGTAAGGTTGGCCGACCCCTGAAGAAGGCTCTCTGGGCAAAGCCGAACTGCGCGATGGACATCCTGAAGACCGAAGAATCCCGCGCTTGGCTCGATGAAGTCATCGAGGGTTCTTGCGAGGTTCGTCGTGGAAAGCTCCTTGATGGTGTCGCCCCTCACATGCTCACACACACGGAAGACGAGTCGTTCCGCGTGACAAAGGATCCAGAACCTACCATTGAGGAGCTCGTGCGGGATCTCGTCGACAACAAGATCGACGTCCTTCTGAACTACCTTCCGGTCGGCTCGGAGGAAGCGACTCGCTTCTATGTGCAGGCCTGCCTGAAGGCGAAGGTTCCCTTTGTGAACTGCATCCCGGTCTTCATCGTTTCGGACCCCTTCTGGGAGGGGAAGCTGAAGGAGGCGGGCATCCCGGCGATCGGAGATGACATGCGCTCCCAGCTTGGAGCCAGCGTTCTTTCGCAGGCTCTTCAGGAGCTCTTCTTCAACCGAGGGATGAAGGTTCTGTTCCACTCGCAGACGAACCACGGTGGCAACACGGACTTCCTCAACATGATGGATCAGTCCCGCCTTGCCTCGAAGAAGATCTCGAAGGAGAACGTGATTCGTTCCCAGAACGATCTCCGCGGTATCGCGGTTCCGAAGAATGGAATCTATGCGGGACCCTCCTCGTATATCGCTTACCACGGCGACAACAAGGTTGCGCACTTTCGCATTGAGGCGGAAGGCTTCGGCGGCGCACCCGTTATCTTTGATGCCCGTCTTTCAGTGCAGGACTCTCCGAATTCGGCTGGCGTCGTCATCGACGCAATCCGATACCTGCAGGTCGCTCGCGAGATGGGTCTCGTTGGATCTCTTCGCGGACCCTCGGCGTCTACGCAGAAGACGCCCCCGAATCAGATGATGATTCAGGACGCACACGCCGAATGCGAGGCTCTCTCGAAGAGACTCCTGACCGACTCCCTGAAGAAGCACAACCTTCCGGGATAGGGTCCGCATTTCATGGTATAGTGTGCGCTGAGGAATACACCATGAAGAAAGAGCGCAAAGAGAAGAACGGGTTGTCCTGGTACGAATGGCACCAGGACAACATTCGTATGATCGAGCTCACCGGAGAGGGCCTCCTGAAAGACCATGAGGTTGACGCTCTTGGGTCTTTATTCCTAGACGAGTCTCACTATGAGGTTCTCTTGGAAGAAGATGCAAACGTCTACAAGCCTCGCGAAGAGATGGAAGAGCTTTTCGGGGAAGATGATCTCGATGCGCGACTTCTTCTGGCGTTCAGAAAGAAGATAATCCCGGATGACATCTGTCGGAAGGCGCACGAAGGCTTGAGGGAAGCTGCGGGTTCTTCCAAGAACCGAGGAATGGCTGCAGGAAAAGTAGACCTATCAAAGCTCTCCAGACCCGCCGAAAGAATAATCCAGGTTTCTGGTACGAGGTTCAAGTACATCTCAGAAGACGGGGTGATGTCTGAAACGACGGAAGCAAACCCAGTTCTGAGCGGGATTGTCGGAAACTTCGGGTCTAATCCTAGGAACCCCTACTGCAGACAGACCTCTTATACGAAGAGCAACCCGGAGCTCTTCCTTCAGGCGATGCCCTTTGTCGAAGAAGTGAGCAAGAACTTCCAGAAAGTCGCCCCGAATAGATGGAAAGCTCAGCGGGATTTCATGGTCAGTAAAAAGATCTCGGGTAATGGCTGGGCTCTTGGGGACACAGCCTTTACCACTGTCACGGTAAACAAGAACTTTCAGACCGCCGTCCACAGAGATGCGGGGGACTACGGGAAAGGTTTCGGAAACCTGACCGTCGTAGAGGGCGGGGAGGACAAGTACCGAGGGGGGCATACAGTCTTCCCAAAGTTCCGGGTGGCTGCAAACGTGCGGACCGGAGACTTTCTTGCAATGGACGTCCACGAATGGCACGGGAACACAGAGCAGGTCTCAGAAGTAGAAGGTGCGGAAGACTGGGAAAGAATCTCTTTTGTCTGCTACTGCCGCGTGGACCTTGTTCGCTGCGGAACCCAGGAAGAGGAAGATAAGAAGTATGAAGAGTGGAAGAGCTCAGAATCCGGCGTGAATTCCAGAGCTCTGCATGATGTTCGCGCAAAGAAGCTGAGGGAAGAAGAGGAAGAGAACTCGGTGCTCTTCAATCTTCTAAAGGAATAGGGGTTTCCTTTCGGGTCAGAAGCGCGTTCTACCTCTATAGGAGGTAGTGATGGTTCGTACTCACGCCATTCTTGATTCGGTGAACGAGGCTCTTGACGAACTCCGCGTGAAGGGTGGCGCGATGCGCGCCACCTACGACGGGGGCGAGATCGGTCGCCGTACCCGCGCCAACGGGGTCCAGGTGATCTGGGCCACCGAGGGGAAGAGCGGGGAGGTTCGCGCCACGGTGCGTTCCGCGGGCGGGTCTTCGACCTACAACGTGACCGCGGAGTGGAACGGTGCTCGCGTGAAGACCACCTGCACCTGCTTTGACCACGGGCGCGCAGGGGAGTGCAAGCACTCCCTCGCCCTCGCGAAGCGGTGGCTCGAGAACGTTGCCCGCCCCGAGTGGAAGCGGCTCACAGCCGTGAAGCAGACCCTCCTCTCTGTCTGAGGGTTCTCTTCTAGAACCGACCGTCGCCTTCTTCCTTCGGAGGCGTCATCTTCAGGTTGAGGTTCTTTGCAACCTTTGCGGTGACGTCAGACTCCTCAGCGAGCTTCCGACCGACCTCGCCGTAGATGCCACGCATGACCTCGTTGAAAGTCGGGTCATTCACGGTGAAGAGGTCACGCTGAACCTTCTCCTTGACGGAGATAGGATCAAGGTTGAGAAGCTCAAGGATGGTATCAACGTCCAGTGACCCCTTCGTGTAGAGATTGTACAGAGCGTCGAAGGTGTCCTGGTTATCACGGAGCGCAAGACGAGTGAATGAGAGACGCGGAACAAGGATCCGCTCTTCCCCGTCTTCATCCTCTTCAATGAACCCCATACGGGCGCACATCGGCTTGAAGAAGGCGTTCTCTACCAGCTCCTGAAGCTGTTCGCGCAGGAGCATGTAGCGGGTGTTGATGACCTCAAGGTTGATACGGTCGCCCGAGTAGGCACCCTCACCTGAGAGAAGACCCTCGGTCACACCCAAGCCCGCATACAGCTGACGGTCGGTCAGGTCGTACTCGGTTCCGAGATCCAGAAGTCTCTGCTCTGCACCCATCTCCTCCCAGTTCACCTGGAAGTTGGCGATGATAGAGTAGTCCGGATCCTGAAGAGCGAGGTCTACCTGCTCACGGAGAGCCTCAACGTCCGCAGCGTCCATGTCCTCTGCGTACACGAGCCGGATCGGAGTCATGTGACGGGAAGCGATGCTTGTCTGAGCCTGCCGGAGCTTGTCTCGATAGACAAGGATTCGCATACAGCGTTCTAGGACAGACTTCCCGCGAGGTTCGTAATCGGACTTCCGGTTGGCTAGATAGTAGATGAAAGAGCCCGCGTCCGGGTCTGTGTTCAGAGGAATGTTTCTCCCTCCCCGAACTGCGGCAATCACATCCGGAGGCATAGAGTTCACAACGCGGATAGCGTGCTCATCCCCGTTGTCCGCCTTCTGGATGATGTCCTTCGTCTTTGAGTCAGGGATGAGCTCGAAGATTCTTTCGTCCGTGAAGTTGAAAGACTCCATCCGGATCTGCTCCGGCGGAAGAACTCGGATTCCTGTCCAGCCCTTGTAGTTCTTCTTCAGCCAACGCGCCGCACGCTCGTCGGCGTCCTCACGCAGCTTCCAGTTCTCAACCGCTTCCCCGTCCTCGGTGAGTTCATTCACCTGGATTTCACGGACGTCACGGGGCATGTCCGGGTTGGCGTCCTCACACCAGATGAATACCTCTCCGATGAGGTTTCTATCATGCGTGATCGAGATGAGGCGATGAAGAAGCCCTATCTTATGCGCCCACCGCTCGCAGAACCGAGTCGCCTCCTGAGCGAGCTCTACGTTCTTCGCTTTCGGCGTTGCAATACGAATCTTCGAGAGAGGAAGCTCGGTGTGAAGGTCAATCGCCTGACCTACAAACGGTTCCGAGCGATAGAAGAATCGGTAGTAGTTCCACTGCTCATGGAGGCTCTGAGGAAGCTCGAGGAAGTCAGTCGAGAGCTCGGGTGAGTAGAAGTTTCCGCCCACGCCCTGAGTAGTCCCGGCCCCGCCAAGACCCCCGCCGAGCGAAGCAAACTTCGCCCGCATAGAAGAGGTCACCTTGCGAGGCTTCCCGGTCTTCGCCTTGGACTTCCCGTCACCAGAAGAAACCTTCCCAACAGGAACGGAATCATCGATCTCGCTTGACATCTCTTCTTTCCGTTCTTGGGGTTTCCGGTTCCTCCACGGCGTGCTTCATGCGCCGCGTGTCTTCTATCATCTGAAGAATACCCTTCAGGTTCCGGGCGATCTTCCTTGAAGAAGGGTCCGTTCCCCTGAGAGCTCGAGTGATAGACCTACGGGCTTCTTCGAGGCTCTCTTGTAGTTCCTGGTCTTTCTTGGTGGATGCAAGAGTTACTCGAAGAGGAATCATCAGAACCTCATATCTACGCTCACGCGGAAGCTGTTCCCCGCCGAGGGAACTGCAGACACAATACCGATGACAACGGGAGCGGTGACGCCCGCCGCTGCAAGGTTCGCGTCAGAGTCGGTGCAGATAAGTCCGTTCTCAGAGATCTTCACATAATCGTTCAGGTTGTAGGTCATCGGACCACCAGCCCGAACCCCTGCCCCATTCAGAGCAACGGTTTCGTAGATCTTAAAGAGGGATCGCGAGTTCCCAAGAACCAGCGTCACTACATTCTGCCCACCCTCACCCTGCGTAAACTGAAAGGAGGTGTAGTTCTGGGGGCTTCCTGGACCGCCGCCAAACGGAGGGGCCAGAGGAGAGTACTGCTCAGACTGAAAGAGAAGATAGCCCGCCACGGCATTTCCGTCGGACTTCTCCACAACATAGTCACCCTGCGTGGAGGTGACAAACTTCACAAACTGTCCGCCACGCCACTTCGAGGCCCGTAGGAGGGGTCCGACGATAACAGGGAAGGTGTCGCCCCCGACGGCCATCTGGACGTCAAGATCAGCCGTGGGATCTGAATGAGTTTGGAAAGCCATTTCTACTCCCAGGAGGGTTTCTTGGTTAGAACCCCCTGACTAATAGCCGCTGTAATCACTTGACGAAGAAGGTTGATGTGAAAAGAGGATCCCTTGAAGATCTTCTCCCAAGAGCCACCCATCTTCTGGAAGACCGAGCTTACCTTGTCGAGCTCACCCTCTTCAGGCAAGATCTTCTTGTCCTTGAACTCTGTCAAGAGAAGCTCAGACATGAAGCGATGATTCGCTCTTATCGGCTCGTCGGTCTGCATCTACTTTCTCCCTGAACTCTTCTTCGGTATAGTTCGATCAGGGTGAGAACCAGACCTGCGGAGTTTAGAAAGAGCTCCAGGAACTGGGACAGACTTGTGATGAAGAGTTCCAAAGTGTCCTGCCCTCTGCCCTGTCACAACCTTTGATTTTGAGGCATGAGAGGTCGCCTGCCAGACCATTCGAACAAGCGCGTCCGCATAGTCGTCGTGCTTCCCTTCCATGTTAGGAGCTTCAACAAGAATCACATACTTGCTTACGGCTTCAGCCTGGAGTTCAAGAAGCTCTAGGATGTAATCCGCGTGCTCCTTCCCATCTCTTATCGGGTGGTTGTAGAGGACAAGACGCTTATCAAGCATCATGTCCTTGAAGTTCTGAAACATCTGTGAGGTGAGAGTTCTTGTGTGATGTACAGACTTCGTCTGGGAGAGGCCTCTCTTTGCAAGAGCCTGCTCCATCGGGATGCCAGACCACTGGTCAAACATTCCCTCGGTGATGTAGAACTTCTTCGAGAGTGAGAGAACCCAATCCGCCACATCATCAAAGTCTAGCCGATCAAGATCCTTGAAGGCACCCTCGCCCGCCCTTATGCGCTCTATGTAATCGAGTTGAACTTTTCCTTCGGGAGTCACATGCCCGATTGCAACAGAGGTGTAGTCGCCAACTAGCGCGACGTCAAGCCCCATAAAGTGAGGCTGACGAGCCGGAGCTGAGAACTTCTGCCGAAGCCCCGGCTCGATGCAAGCAAAAAGATCGTCGGAGTTCTCAATCCAGCCCCGCGTTCTGTCGGAGAACTGAGCCCCAAACTCAGTAAAGAACACGCGAGGATCTTTCAGATACGAACCCTCAAACGTCCCAGCAGGAACCGTCGGGTTCACTTCCCAAGTAGGGGCCTCTACGCAGATCATGTTCTCTGCAGCAAGACCGCCCGAGTACCCAAGCATGTACTGCTTATAGAAAAGACCCTGCTTTCCAAGGGGAGAAGAGATGAGGATGATGCGACCCTCGTTCTCACCGATGGGCTTGGTCGTGTTCTTCGGGTCTTTCGGGGAGAAGGTTCGGGTAGAAGGCTCGACCGCTTGGTACACGTCGTCCGCCGAAGACTGCCCCTCGTCGGTGAAGTGAGCCACCTCGTCTAGGGCGACGAGGATGTTCGCACCACCGCGCAGACCCTTTGCGACGCAAGAGCGAAAGGTCACGTTGATAGAGTAGCGCGCCTTCGGGTTGTCTTTGTAGGAGCCGTAGTTGTCGATGTCAAATGGGGTCTGAAACGTCGCGTAAGACTGCGTAGAGTTTGCCATGTAGGCTTTGAAGAAGTCGCACTTCATGAAGTGGCCAGAGGCTTCTCGATAAAGAAGTCCTGCCTGATCCTTGTCTGTAGCGACCGAGATCAACTGAATGACGTTGCTCTGGGAAGACCCGTAGTATTTTTGGGGGTTCCCCTTCAGAAGGAGCTTGTAAGCCTCGTAGGCGATGATGCAAGAGGTGATGAGCGTCTTTCCAGAACGACGTCCGACAGAGAGGACCATTTCCCGACGTTCCTTGCCGGGGATGACCTCCTTCACATTGCATCTTCCTTCATCATAGAGATAGCGAAGATATCCAGCCTCGGTCATGTACCGAGGGTTCTGCCGACGCCAATCTGTGACTGGAATTCTGTAGGCGTAGAATCCGTCATCGTCTATCAGATCAAATCTGAATCCAGGGTGGTCTGTGGGGATAAGAGCAGAAAGATCAAATCCGTGCGGATTGTCATCAAGCTCCAGACCATAATGGGCCTTCAGGATCACCCTCTGAACGGGGAAAAGCCGAAGACCGAGGCCCCAAGGAGCCTCGATAAAAGTGATGATGTCAACACCAGATGAGACATCTGTTTGATTTCTTCTTCCAGCGGCAAGGGCTAGATCGGAAAGATCTATTCCCATCACTTCATCCGATTCTTTGCTTCTTCCGCCCAACCGTCTTGCAGACGCTTTGAGAGCTTCGCAAAGATGGTTTCCATGTGCTCAGCGCGCATCCCGCTATCTACCATGGCAGCGCGAACGGTCTCAAGAATGAACGCAAAGATCTTCTTGAAGGGCTCTCCTTCTAGATCGATCGCTCCAGCCTCGTTCTTCTCCTTCTTTCTCATCCAGGTATCGGTCATCGTCTTTATTGCGCGAACCCGTTTGGCAGAGATCTCAGAAGAGTCCCTACCAAGGCGTTCGGCCTCTTTTCTCTCAAACTCAAGAGCAGAGATCTCGTTTGAGAGCTCTACCATGAGGTGATTAAAGACGACGTCACCCTCAGGGTTTGTCTTTGTCGCCGAAACAAGAGAGTCGGCGAACATATGGTCTTCTTTCGCACGAACGACCTCGGCAACGATAGGAGTTACCGGAGGAAGAGGTGTTGAAAGAGGTCTTCCCGGCTTTCCCTTCATCACAATGGGAACGCCGGAAGAGTTAAGGGCTATCTCATCTGAATCAAGGATTTCAGAAGGATCTTTGTACGAGAGCTTCCCGTCCGGAGCCTTCACCTGAATCCGACGAGTTCCAGGAGGGAGCGATGATAGAATCTTCTCTCTATCTTCTTTGGTCATGCCCTATCTTACCGTCAGGTGATTGCAGGAGGTCCGATTCTTGGCTCGGCTCCGCTCATAGAACGATCAACGGGTGAGAAAGAGAAGTTGTTCGGTGAAGCCCCGGTAGAGAAGAAAGCGACCTCGTTTCCAAGAGGTCCCGGGAGACCCTCAACCGAAATCACCGCGCCGAGAACTGACGCCGAGAACTCGGGGAGGGTGCCGATAGCAGCTGCAAGATTCGCCGCCGTGGTGCCCGCGCCACCGCCGATTGCGAAGTCGTAGCCGGAAACAAGCTCGTACTTTCCGAGGACAACGGTGGTCGGTCCCAGAAAGACGTTGCTCGTGACCGTAATCGTTCCGGTAGCCCGAACCGGGATCGGAGATACGGAATACCCCACAAGACCTACTCTTGTAGAAGCCCCCTTGGAGCGGGAAGAAGCCGGGGTGGTGTCCTGCCCTCTCCCCCCGATCTCAGGAAAGAACTGCATCTCGAACTGAATTCTCTGCTTCACCGGATTGAACGCAGCTCCTCGGGAGGGATCAGATGCCCCCTTCAGATTGGCCACCAGAATGCGGAAAGGCTTCTGCCCTCCGATGAGCTTGCGGTTCATATCACTCTCCGAGGAAGGTCCAAGAAGTAAGACCCGAAGCCCGACGAGCTCCCGGCTTGTCTTCTAGGGTGGTGGGGTCTTCCGTCTCAACCATAAGCCGAGTGAGGGTTCCGAGAGACTCGCCGCCCGGAACCTTCTCTACGATCATGAGGGGCGAAGGGGGCGTCTGCTTGACGTCCTTCACTAGAGGCTTCAGTTCCTTCTTTGTGAGGTCCTGAAGAGGGCCGACGTTCTTTACGACCTGCTTCAGGTTCGTGATCGCACCGGACTCACCGAACTGACGAGTCTCGCGAAATCGGGGATTGGGAAAGAACTCCTTCTCCGCAGAACCTGCGCCAGAATCCTCAGGGGAGGCGAACTTTCTCTGAGTCCGAACCTCGTTCAGATGAGCGGTCACGGCGTCAAGGGCGACCTTCAGCTGCTGAGCGAGGTAGTGGGCGCGAGCCTTCATCTCAAAGTAGTCGTCAGCGGGAACCATGTCACCAACAAGCGTAGGATTAATCCGCTCGATCGCCTTTGGAGAATTCATTCTCCCCGGCCCGACAATCGCGACCATGTCCATAGCGGCTTCGGTGAGGGGCTTCAGGTTTAGAGTCTCAAGGCCTGCGGCGAGCTTGAATCTCTTCTGAACGAGAGAAGCCACGCGACTTCCCGGGATCTGAAGAACCTGCTGCAGAAGATAGGCGTTGGTGTCGTGCGCGCTTGCGGTCGCCATAAGGAAGTCATCAAGGCCGAGCGTCATCGCGTTCGAAGCCTTAATCTCATCGTAGGCGTTCTTCAGGACCGCCTGGACGTCACGCTCAGAACGAAGACCCCGTAGGTGATGATCCGAGGTCGCGGCCCACCGCTCACACCAGTCTTCAATCAGCTCAATCTGAACCTCAAGAGCTACAGAATCCGGTCCGACAAGACCCACGAGCTTCTCGGCTGTGCCATCAACCTCACCCTGGACCGCCTCGTAGAGCCGCTGAAAGAGAAGATGATTCTCGTAGAAGTTCTGGCCCTTCACCTGCCAGTGCGAGGTCTGGTAGGAGATGTACTGAGCTCTCAGAATGGAAAGAACCCCGCCAAGGCGTTCTGTGATGATGGCGAGCTGAGCGTCGTTCATAGGTTACTCCATGTTTCCGAGAAGAAGCCCGCCAAAGAAGACGGAACTCGCTTTCTCATTTTCGGGAAGAGGAAGATAGTCGAAACTTTCTAGCGAGGCGTTGTGAAGGGAGAACTCGTCCGGATTGTAGGCAGGAGCAAACAGAGAGGCTGTTCTTTCCTGATCCGTCATGTTTGAAGAGGCGATGTTTGCCTTCTTCAAGCCAGCGAGACCCTCGCCAAAGTCGGAAGAGGAGACGAGGTTCTTGTTATAGAGCGCGCAGCGCATCGTCCCGTCCATCATCTGACGAGCGTGAACGCAAGAGCCACACTGCGACATAGCAAGAACGGTCTTCACTCCGTTTGCGCGGTGCTTTAGAGCCCCCTCTTCGCAGCCCTTTACGCCATCAGTCGCGTAGGCAGAAGCCTCTACATAGACGAAGCCTGCCGCACCCTCGTGCTCCTGCCGGATCTTGCCGATCTCAGAAGAAGCTGCCCGAAGAAGGTTATCGGAGAAGCGATTCTGAATGAGCTCGTCTAGTTCGTTTCCGGCGGCACCCTCGTTCATCGCCCGACGAACCCAACGGCTCGCGGCGGTGATCATGGAAGGAGAAACCTCTGAGGCCTGCTTCTGGGCTACGTGCTGAGACATCTGCGTTCCAGCATAGACGCGCTTATCGTCAAGTTCTTCTAGAGCGCGAGTCTGGCGCAGGAAGGGATCCAGAAGTGAGGAAGCGATCTTCACATCTTCCGGCAGAACCGTTCGAAGGATCACAGCCTTCAGGGATTCTCCGCGGATTCCGCTCTGGTAAGCCCGCTTCACCTTCTGAACAGAACTATGAACACGCTCCTGCTGCTC